ATGTAGTATTTTCACCAAGTACAACATCAGTTTGTTTAGTTAAAGAAACATCAGTAACTACGTCAGCTAAATTTAATTGAGTATCACCTATTTTCTCCCAAGATTTAGTATCGCTGCCTATTACAACATATTCATCATAAATATCTAAGGTTTGACTACTTGGGGTAGAAGAAGACTTAACTAAATAGAAAGCACCAGATTGAGCATCTGCAGCTTCTAAAGTACCAGTCACACCACCAGCAACAACACCCTTAGGTATGGCAGCAGCATCAGGAGTTCCTGTTCCATCCCAGGCAACAATAAAAGACACACCACCAGAGATCATCTCACGTGCGACAGCATCCTTTATGTCATAGGTATTACCAGAAGGTAATGTTATTTTACTAATATCTGCCATATGTTCTCCCCTTCTAATTTCTATTGAACACTAATAGTTCATCTAGTACCTCACCATGAATTGCTTCATAGGCATCATCTATATTGACTTTATTATTCCAAAAAACTTTTTCTTGAAGAGTTGTATGTATCTCTTGGTTTTGAATATGCTCCATTAAAATATCTTTTGTTTTTTCATCAACAAAAGCTAAATCTTGTACATAGGCATTACCAGTACCAATTTTGATATTAGGAATATTAACTGTTTTAGTTACAGTTTCGCCATACTCTTCCACTGTATAAGTTTTTGTTTCATAATCATCATAAACTATTAGTTCGCCAGAAAGTGGAATAAATCCTCTCGCATTATTCCAATTTTCTGTTGTATCATGTTTAATTTTTATTCTTGAATTAATTGTAGCACCCATACCACACCTCCTAAATTATTGTGGTACTTGTTCCACAATCTAATATCAAATCATCTAAGGCAATTGTTTCATTGTTAATAACGATACCATTGCCTGCGGTATAATTAGTAGAACTATAAGGTAATAAATTCCATGGAGTAACACCATCTCCAATTTTAAATCTTTGAGTATCTATTTCGATACCCATTTCACCTTTACCAAGTATAGGATTAGCTAAAACCCAATTTTCAGCTGTGTCATTTCTAAGTAAGATTCTTAAATTCATTGTTTTATCCATATCCTACACCCCCTACCAATCCCAAGCATTTCCGCCATAAATAGTTTCATAGTTAGAAATACCAATAGAAGAATAGGATGGACCAGTAATCCCATAAAGAAATAAATCTCCTGTAGATGTATTTACATATATATAACCTGGCTCTCCAACTTCAGGAAATTCTGAACGAGAAGCATAGTTTTTATATACATGGCTAAGATCCATCACAGGATTTAAACATATTCTTTGAAGGACACCATCAACCTTTCCATCTATATAGAAATGTCCATCTTCTGGAGTAAAATAGGCATAGCCTATATGTAAAGGCGTGTCTTCAAAATGTTCTTTAGTTCCATAATGAACTTTAAAATGTGCCATATTTTATCCCCCTTTATTTGTTCTCTTTTAATTTTTAAAAATATATTATGACAAGTTGAACAAAGCTGTCCTTATTGATTTCTTTAAAAATATATGATAAAATATTATAGAAATATGAAAAAGAAGGTGATGATTATGAATAAAGTTTATGCAGTGAGTGATTTGCATGGACAATATGAATTATGGTATCAAATTAAACAATATCTTGATTATTCAGATGACCTTATTTGTTTAGGAGATTGTGTAGATCGAGGCCCTAGTGGTTTTGATATTTTAATTGAGATGCTTACAAGAGATAACACAATTGTACTAAAAGGTAATCATGAAGATCTCATGCTACAAGATTATTATACTATAAAAAATCGAGAAATGCAAGATAGCGCTAATTCATGTCTCTGGTATATGAATGGAGGATATGACACATATCAAAATATTCAACAATATAAACCAAAATTTGTTGATGAAGTTCTTAAAACCGTAGAACAATTACCAATTACTCATATAGAAACTTATGGTGGTAAACTAATCATTTTAGACCACTGCGGCTTTACCCCCGGACATTCTTATGACGAGTTATGGGACCGCTATCATCTAACTGATGTGTGGCCTGAGGGATTTGATAATGTATACATTATTCATGGACATACCCCAGTACAGCATCTCTGGCGTAAAGGCGTTTATACTGCGGCAAGAGGAACAGAAGATGTAGTACAGTATTGTGATGGGCATAAAATTGATATTGATTTAGGATGTTTTGCAATCCATAAAACTTGTTTATTAGATTTAGATACATTTGAACCAATCTATTTCTACGGAAAGGATTATATAGATGAAAACAGAAACTAAAGAAATATTGGCAATTATTATAGATTCAATAGAAGAATATAGAAATGAACTTGCTGAGCGGCCAGATGTAAAGAAACTTTCGCCCAAATATCAGCAAGGCTTACAAGATGGTATGCTTTTAATTATTAAAAGATTGGAGGCAATAATTAATGGATAGATTTTTCTTCATAGGCGATTTACACGGGGACACTGCCCCTATAGGTCATCTTGATAAACAAGTAAATTTAACTGAATCAGATTGGGTAATTTTACTTGGTGATTCTGGAATAAATTATTGGGCAAATAGACCTAATAGAATGAAAGTAATTAAAAAAGAATTTGGATATTTCCCTTGCAAATTTTTTGTTATTAGAGGAAATCATGAAGAACGCGCGGAAAGACTTGCCGCCATGGATCCAGATGTATGGCAAGAAATGCTTCTAGCAGATGGAATCGTAGGACTGGTCCGCCGCGAAATAGAGTTCCCTAATATCTATTATGCTCTTGATGTACCTTCAGTATATAGAATTAATGGATATAGTGCATTAGTTATTCCTGGTGCTTATTCTGTTGATAAATATTATAGATTATCTCGTGGTTATAATTGGTTTAAGAATGAGCAACTATCTGATGCAGAACAAGTTATAGGAAGAGAATTAGCATATTTATCAGATCATTATGATTTTATTTTTTCTCATACTTGTCCTATTGAATATGAGCCTACAGATTTATTCTTACCTGTGATTGACCAAACAACAGTAGATAAAACTATGGAATTATATTTGTCAGATATAAATAAGATTACAAACTGTAATTGTTGGCTTTTCGGACATTATCATTCAACCAGAATATATCCAATACGACCGGGTGAAGGACAGAAAATAATGCTATTTCAAAATGCTATTGAAATGAGTGATATTTTAAAAGGAAATTATTGGGCAACAATATAGTTGCCCATTTATTTTTTTAAAATTTTATGATATAATAAATTATAAAATGAAAGGAAGTGATTTTGAATGTATGTAGATAGAGATAAAGCAATTTGGTGGTTTATAGAACATTTTACCAAAGAAGATTCATATACTGTAGAAGGTAGAAAAATATTCCAATATATTGATGCTCATATGGACATACCAACTTATCAAACTGCTTCTGAATATAAGAATAGCTTTGAAGAATCTATCGCTAACGGTTGGATTTATGGATAGAAAGGAAATAAAAATATGAATACCAAACCGCCACTTGGTATTACTCCTCGTTGGTTCCTTGATGAAGAACGCGAAGCAGAAATATGGAGAGCTATTACAAGATATGCTAAAGCTGGTTATCCAATTCCTATGGAGTGGTATCAAGAATTAGATGAAATTATTGAGCGTTTATCTCCTATAAGCTTATATATGAAAGAAAATAATTATTAATGAGATGTAACACAGTTTTGTTCTTAGTATGGTGCTAACATGAAAGGAATAGATGATGAATAGCAAATGGAAAACGATACTTATAACAATAATCATACTTGTAATTGCGATAGGAATAGGTGCTTGTTGCTATAACTCACAATCTATTAAAAGACTTGGAAAGGATATTAAGTCAGACCTTAGTGGTGGTCTGAATAGAACTGTAACTATATACACAGCAGACGGAGAAATCCTCAAGACCTATAAAGGCAAAATAGATCTGGAAACTACAGAGGGCGGCATCGTGAAGTTTGATTTAAACGGTCAGAGAATCATGTATTACAACTGCTATGTAGAAGTTATTGAGAATATTGGGAAGGAGTAGACAATGAAATTTCTTGTAGATGAATTGCCAAACTTTTATGATGATTGTCCATTCAGCAAAGAAGAGTGGAAAGGCGAAAGTTGGGTAGCAATTTGCACTTTAATGAGATGTACATGTAATCTCAATAATTCTCGATACGCAACCGAATGTTATGGTCTAAAAGAACAAAAAGGAAGTGATGTTGAATGAGATGTCTTGATGGATGTGGATATTACTATGCAGACCTTGATGATGAGGGTAAGCCTCTGACACTTAACTATTGTCACTTCTCTGGGCCAGAAGGATGGGCGCCATGTGAAACAGAGCCACAAGGTGAATATGGTTATGAGTCACTCATAGATGATGAAGAATACTGGATTCATGAATTTGGTCAGCCATATGATTATGGTGACGATTATTGGATATAGGAGGTAATATGCTAAATAAAGATAATCAAAGAGAACTATGTTATGTAGTAACAATAGATGAAATCAAACCAATAGAAGGTAAAGACAGAGTAGAATGTGCGGTTGTAGGCGGCTGGACTATCATGGTTAAGAAAGGCCAATTCCATCCTGGTGATGCAGGAGTCTATTTTGAAATTGATTCTAAAGTTCCTGCGGCGGCACCGTTTGAGTTCCTTGAACCTAAGCACTATAAGATTAAGACCCAGAAATATGGAAAATTCTATTCACAAGGTCTTCTGATGCATCCATCTGATTTTGGTTGGGAAACTGCAATTGAGCCGGTTGGTGGAGTAAGAACCGAAGTCATTATAGATGATGAGGGTAAGGCACATTATCCAGATGATGCATCTAGATTTCTTACTAAAAAACTAGGTGTTGTATACTCTATTAAAGAAGATAACAAGCGTAAGGGTAAAGGCCCAGATAAATATGCAAAAATGGCACAGCGCCATAGAAAGCTTTTTACTAAGGCACCTTTTAGATGGCTGATGAAAAGAACTTGGGGTAAGAAATTCCTGTTTGTTTTCTTTGGTAAAGCAAAAGATAAAAAGAATTGGCCAGCTTGGGTTTCTAAAACAGATGAAGAGCGTGTTGAAAACATGACATGGGTGCTTGCTGATAAGGGACCATGGATTGCGACAGAAAAGATTGATGGAACTAGCACAACATTCACAATGAAGCGCGGTCATGGGCCTTTCGCCAAGAATGAATTTTATGTCTGTTCCCGTAATGTAATGTTTGATGAACCAGACAAGCAATGCTTCTATGATACTAATGTATATCTTGAAATGGCTGAGAAATACAATATTAAACAGCACCTTGAGGATATGCTTGGTAATTATCCTGAATGGGATTGGGTTACTATTCAGGGTGAAACATATGGCGCAGGTATTCAGAAAAACAACTATGACCTAAATGACCATAGATTTATGGCTTTCAACTTTGTTACATCAGCTGATGGACGTTGGAGTACACCAGCAATGAAGACATATCTTGAAGTCGGATATGATATTCCTTGCGTACCAATTCTTTCTATAGGATACCAACTCCCAGATACTGTTGAAGAACTTCGTGAATATGTTCATAGTGAACCATCAACTGTCAACGGAAAAATTAAAGAAGGTATAGTATTTAGAAACCCAGAAAGTACAATATCATTCAAATGTGTTGACCCTGCTTACCTAATTAAATATCATTCATAAGATAGAGGTGGAAAATATTCCACCTTTATTTTTTTAAAAAATTATGATATAATAATATATATGAATGAAAGAAGGTGGTTAATAATGGGAATTAGAATGAATCAATTTTTTTGTACTAAATGTGGTAATAGAGGATTTGATATACCAAGAAAAGAAAATCGACAGCGACCCTCTGGTCATTTAAAGAAACTTTATTGTATTCATTGTCATGAAGATACTAATCATGTAGAAGTACGAGATTTGGGCAAATATACTTATCGAGATTTTTTATGTGAGTTTAATAATGGTAATTTTGATTCAGAAGGCAATAGAATAACAACAAATTGGAAAGGTTTTGTTGATAATATGAAGAAGGAGGGAAAATATTAATGGCAACTTTATATGTAGTATGCGGCATTCCTGGTTCTGGTAAATCACATTATTGCCGAGAACATAAGAAAGATGGTGTCCATGTTTCAAGAGATGCAATTAGATTTGCTTTGCTTGAAGATGATGAAAATTATTTTGCTCATGAAGATGAGGTATATGAAATCTTCTGGAATAAGATTAATAAGGAACTTGCGGCCGGCCGCGATGTTTACGCAGACCAGACCTCATTGTCTTTTAAACCAAGACATTGGTTATTATCTCATATTTCAGTTCCTTGCTTCAAAGTAGCTGTTGTTATAGATACACCTTTAGATGTATGTATTGAACGTAACAACAAAAGAACAGGAAGAGAGCGTGTACCTGTTGCAACCATAAAAAATATGTATAAAAGTTTTACCTTTCCTACTGAAGAAGAAGGGTTTGATAAAATTATTGTAAATCCAATATAAGGATGGTGATGAAATATGATATATTTTACTTCAGATTGGCATTTCAATCACGATAAAGATTTTATTTGGAAGAAAAGAGGTTATAATTCAGTAGAAGAAATGAATGATGACCTTATTAATAAAATCTGTTCTACCCTTGAAGAAGGTGATGAAATATGGGTTCTCGGTGATTTAGTTATGGGAGATATTGATAGGGCGGCGGCGGTGCTTTCTCGCATCCCATATTCAGTCCATTTCCTGGTCGGTAATCACGACACTTTAAGAAGAATTAATTTATATGAATCACTTGGTTGGGCAAATCATGAGCGTGTAATTGAAGTTACAGATGGTAATTGGGATTTTTATCTTTCTCATTATCCAACTATTACAGCAAATTATGACGATGCAAAAAAGCATCACCCACTTATTAATCTACATGGACATACTCATTATCAAGATAAATTTTATAATGATAATCCATATATGTACAATGTCGGAGTTGATAGCCAAGATGGTTATCCAGTAAGTATTGATAAAATTAAAGCAGATATAAGAGAAAAAGTAAAGGAGAAACTGAATGAGCAAGAATAAGGTATATCTTTATGACCATTTTTGTGACCCTGAGTCTGGATATTCGGAGGTGTCTCTGATGACGCCGCAGGGTGTCTTTGTTGGAACTGCTAATTGTAATCTTGACGAAGATGTATTCAATGAAATTACGGGCGGAAGTATTGCAGAACTCAGAGCATGGAAGGCATATTATAAATATGAGATTCGTATTCGCAAATTTACACTTCACGAACTTGAAACTGTATATTCTCAGATGAGAAAGACTAAGGCCTGTACAAGAATCCTTGATAGAATTGAAATTCTTAAGCTGGAAATTGACCAGTGCATGAATGAACTTGCAGGCGTAAATAAGGAGATTGACGCACGTATTGAAAGACTGGGCAAAAAGAATTAATTGAATTAATAAAATTCTTATAAAATATAGCTATAATCGAAAGGAGGATTAGCTATATGGATATAGGAACTTTTATCATTCAATTATATGTGCCTATTATAGTAGTTGCATGTTTAGTTGTAGGGTATATAGTAAAAATGTGGGTTAAAGATGTAGATAATAAATACATTCCTACTATTGTTACTATATTAGGAGCTTTGCTCGGCGGAATAACATTAGGCTGGACCTTACAATCAATTGTAGCTGGCGCCGTTTCAGGACTCGCCTCAACAGGACTGCATCAATTATTTAAGCAATTAATTGAAGGAGGTTCTGGATTGAAAGGTGAGGTAATCGAAGATGATTAATAATTTTGCATTTTGGATTGTACTGTTTGTAATTTGCTTTGCACTTGGAATGTTTTTAGACAAATTCATTAAGAAATCAAGAGAAGAGAAAATTCAAGTAGTTAAAAACTGGCTGTTATATGCAGTTGCAATGGCAGAAAGAGAACTTGGTAGCGGCACTGGCCGTATTAAGTTGGGTCAAGTTTATGAACAGTTCCTGCTTGTGTTCCCACAACTTCAGCGCTTTATCAGTTTTGATATGTTTGCAAAGCTAGTAGATGACGTTCTTATTCAATTCCAAGAACTTGTTGAAGAAAATGTCACTATTGCAGCTGAGTTCACTGATACAGAAGGTGAATTGGTGGATATTGTAGAAGAACCATACGACGAAGAAGAAGAAAATTAATAAGAAAAGGAGAGATATGTAATGCTAAAAAAACTATGCTCTATACTTCTAGCACTCTTCTTAGTAGTTTGTACCTCTCCTATCGCATTTGCAGAGGGGGTTGAGGGAGAAATTCCTTCAACCTCAACTGAAATAGAAACAGTAGTAGAGGAAAAAACTGCTGAAGAAAATGTAGAAGTAAATGCGGCGGCACCTGCTGAGGAGCAGCCACAGGTTCAGGAAGAAAAAGTTGAAACTTCAACTGAACCAGTTAAAGAAAAAACTGAAGAAACAAAAACTGAAGTAGCACCTGAACAACCAGCCGCGACGAAATCTATAAAAATGCAGGCTAAAGCTACTGCATCAGAATCAGATAATAGTGCTTTTCAAGTAACCTATAATGTTTATTACCGTAGTGAAGGACATGGGCAAGTAAATGGTTGGGTAAAAGGAGCCACAAAGACTATCTCTGTTGTTAATGGAAAATCTAATAGTAGCTCAACCGCCATCAATGTTGCTTATAGGCAAATGACAGGTAATAGAGTTGCTGATAGAGATATTCGCTATAACAAAGTAAAATATCGTTTTAATGGTAATTGGGCAGATGAAAATGGTAATTCTACTGATCCTAATGGAGTAGCATATACAACTACTTATAAATGTAATGGTAGTGGGTATGATAAAGATACCATTGTTAATATTTATGCTCAATATGATGCTAGTCCTCTTTATGATTTAAAAGTTAATTATGAAGATAAATTAGGTAATACAAGTAGTAGTTGGGGTACAGTAACTGCATCTGCATCTGGTTATAAACATACTTTTAAAGAGGCGCAAGATGTGCCAGAAAATTATCAGTTTTGTTATTGGCAAAGCAAAGATAATAATGAAACTTATGAAGCAAACTCAGAATTAAATGTTGATATAGATAGCTTAGATGAAGATACTGTTTATTCTTATCTTGCTATGTATCAACCTGCAGTTATTGTAAATTATTATGTTGAAGAGGAGTTAGTTGAATCTACTCAATCTTTTGAAGAGGTTAAAGTATATGATTATACTATCGACGATGAATTTTTTGATGGATGGTATAATGATAATACAAGAGTTGAAAATGAACAGGTTTATGATGCACCAGAAATAACGAGTGATGGTGATTATTTAGTTATTAATGTTTTAGCAAAATTTATAGAACCTGAACCGATTATTCCTACTCCAGATCCGGGTATTCCTGGTCCAGATCCAACTCCGGAACCTGTTATTCCAACACCAACTCCTATTCCAGACCCAGAGCCAGAAAAGCCTGTAACTCCAGTTACACCGATTATTCCTGGCGGCGGCGGTGATGGAGAGGGTTATAGACCAGATGAATCAACTACAATTAGCACTGCTGCAAGAGAAACACCTGCTAGAGCTATGTTTATTCCTGGCATCATCGCAAATAATGAGGAAACAGATGATGTTGCAAAGGCAGAAACAATTAATGATATTAGAATACCTTTAGCTAAAACAGAAGAAACTTGGGCAGTTGTTAATCTTGTTTGCACAGTTGTTACTGTTGTAGTAAGTTTGATTCTTGTTATACTTGGTTGGTATAATAGATGGCGCCGTAGAAATATAGAACTTGATGAAGAGCATTATGATGATTATCAGTTCTGGTTAAGAAATAAAATTATACTTAGAATTGTTAATATTTTAATAGCAATTATATCTATCGGAGCATTTATATTAACAGAAAATATTTTCTTAAAGTTAGTATTTATAGATAGATTTACTCCACTTATGGTAGTATTAGCTATTTTAGCAATTGGTGTAGCATTCTTCTCAAAATATGTTGTCAAAGAATATTATCCATATGATGATGATGAAGATGATGAAGAATAAATAAATCCATAGGGTTAGATGATATAACATCTAACCCTATTTTTTTTGTCCAAATTTTACTCTCCCCGCAATAAAAAATAAAGGGATATGATATATTTTTGACAATTTTAAAAAAATATGATATAATTTTAATATAATGAAGAGAATAATAGATAAGAGGTAAATATGGCAGAAACGAAAAATAATTTATACAATGAACATTCAATTGAATCGTTGTCGCCACTCGAATTCACTAGGCTAAAACCGGGAGTATATGCGGGAGACACGACATACGCAACCCAGTTACTTGTAGAGATTATCTCTAATGCCATAGATGAATTTAGATTAGGTCACGGTTCTCAAATTGATGTTTCTATTGATGGAGCAAAAGTTAGAGTAAGAGACTATGGGCAAGGATTTATCCCGAACAGCTTTAGAGAAGATGGTAAGACTATTCTCGAAGCTGCTTTTAGTGTGTTAAATACTTCTGGTAAGTATAGAGAAGATGGAACTTATGAAGGAACTTCACTTGGTTCTTTTGGTATTGGTTCAAAAATTACCACATACCTCTCTCATTGGCTGGATGTAATAACGGTTAGAGGTGGTGAATCTGAATGGTGTCATTTTGTTGAAGGTGAGTTTAATAGTAGAAATACAAAAAAAACAAATGTGCCATCTGGTACAATTGTAGAATGGGAACCATCTGAACAATTTTTCACCCATCCAGAAGTTGAAATTAATAAGATAAAAACTCTGTTCAAAACTATAGCTTGTCTATGTCCTGGATTAACAATTAATCTTGATAATAATGGAGAAAAAATTGTTTATTCATCTGTACATGGACTTAATGATTTAGTTGATGATGCAGTTAAAGATAAAGAACTGATTAACAATAGATTCAATATGAATTATGTTAATGGGAAGAATAAAATGGATATGGTTCTAACATATACATCTAATTATTCTTCAACTCTTGTTCCATATGTTAATACAGGTCTAACAGAATCTGGTCAACATATTACACAGACTAAATCTGTTATAACAAGAGAGTTCAATAAGTTCTTTAAGGAAAAGAAATGGCTTAAAGAAAAGGACGAAAATCTATCTGGTGATGATATACAAGAAGGAATGTATATTGTATTTAATATTACTGCTCCAAATGTAGCATATGATGCTCAGGTCAAGAGTAGAATAACAAAGATAGATATGGCTCCGTTTACTGCGGCATTGGCGGAAAACCTCCAGTCATGGCTAGTCCTAAACGAGAAAGAGATTAAGTCAATCTTCGACAAGGCGGCCGCAGCTAAAAAGGCACGTGAGGCCGCAAAGAAAGCAAGGGATAATGTAAGGGCTAAAAATAAGAAAAAAGATAAGGCTCTTAAATTTGATAGCAAACTTGCTGATTGCAGTTCGAAAGACCGCAGTAAATGTGAGATTTATATAACAGAGGGTGATTCTGCATCAGGTAACCTTAAGATGGCAAGGGATAATAAATTCCAAGCAGTTATGCCAGTTAGAGGTAAGATTCTGAATACACAGAAAGCATCCCTCGATAAGATTCAGAAAAATGCAGAGATTATGACTATGATTGATGCATTTGGTCTGACTATTGACCCAAAAAATATGAAAGTAACTTATGATAAAGAGGATTTAAGATATGGTAAGATTATCATTATGTCTGATGCGGATGTAGATGGTGCTCATATTAAAAATCTGTTCTATACTTTCATATGGAACTTCTGTCCACAGCTTATTGAAGATGGATATATTTATGCAGGAGTTCCGCCACTTTATAAAATTACAGAGTCAAAAGACAAATATAAATATCTGAAAGATGATAATGAACTTGAATCTTACAGAAAGAGTCATGCGGGTAAGAAGTATCAAGTTGGACGTATGAAAGGACTTGGTGAAATGTCAGTTGAAGAAACTGAAGAAACACTTATTAACCCAGACTCAAGAATTATTAAGCAAATTACTGTAGAAGACGCGGCAGCAGCTGGAAAACTGTTCGAGGACCTGATGGGGACTGCTGTAGTACCTAGAAAGAATTTTATTAGATTACATAGTTCGGAGGCAACGTATAATGCAGAATGATATTAGATTTAGATTAATAGAAATATTAATGGATTCTTTATGTTATGCGTACTGTGATAATTGTAAGCGTGATGGTAGTACACTTTGTTGTGATGAGTGCCATCGTAAATATCAAAATTGGGCACTAGGCCCTCAAGCAGCCGCACAAATTGTTGATAGAATATTATTAGAATTAGGAGTAACCGTAGATGCAGAATGATATAAAAAATGAATTACATCAAAATTTTATAGAATATGCGGTTGCCGTTAACACGGATCGTGCAATACCTGATGCTAGGGACGGTCTGAAACCAGTTGCGAAGCGTATTCTATATGGAGCGTATATAACAGGAAGAGTTAATTCAAAACCTCATGTTAAGTCTGCCAGAATTGTTGGTGATGTTATGGGTACATGGCATCCACATGGTGACAGTTCAATCTATGGGGCGATGGTTAGACTTTCCCAAAATTGGGTACTTAGGTATCCACTTATAGATTGGCACGGTAATAATGGTAACATTATAGGCGATGGTCCTGCGCATATGCGTTATACTGAAGCTAAACTTGCAAAGATTAGTGAAGATGGACTTCTTTCTGGACTAAAGAAAAGAAATGTAGACTTTGTTCCAAACTATGATGAAACAGAAGAAGAGCCAGTTGCATTACCAGCAATCTTTCCTAATCTTCTATGTAATCCAAACAGCGGCATAGGC